AACGCTCTATACAAGAACGGATCCATGCAATTGCCGGGATGAAGAACGTTTTTAGCAAACAAAAACGAGTTGCCGCCAGTCGGGACCCATCTTAAGGCCTTACGATTCTTAGGCCGTATCATGTGCGGCCGTGTACCTTCGTGAACGAACGGCCCATAATCGGCCAAGCCCTCATCAAGATATACAACGGCACTCTTATCCGTTAGCATTCGCATGTCAATAGACCGAGTCAAATCGCCCGTTCGTGACGTGTAATTGTGATGTGTTTGTGCTTCATCCTGGACTTCAATGGCCGAGGCCTTTACGGCCTGTCGTATTCTCTTATCGAACACATCCCGACTGACGCCCATACTACTCGCCTGCCTGTTCCGTTTCTTCTGTCGGCTGTTCTACGGCTTCAGCCTTCTTTGCCTTTACCTTTTTCGGCTTTTCTTCGACCGGCTCCGTTTCTTCTGTCGGCTGTTCATCTGCCACAAATCCTTCAGCCATTAATTGCTGAAGACGGTATTCAGAATCAGCGTACTGAACTTCGTTAAGCCGAGTTACTCGAGTGTTCATACGGTACCTCCTTATGCTCCGGTATTAACGAATACACCCTTAAGCTTGTTGCTCGGAATCCACAGGTCATGGAATTTTCTATAATCAAGCTTCCAAGCGTCTGCCTTTTGGTTTTCGTCCGGAGTGAAGATGCGGACCTTGTCTGTCTTAGATACTGCAATCGGCGCACGCTGTGCGATTACGATCCAGTTAATATCCTTCGCTTGAGTATCAGCCTTAAAGCCGCCTGCTTCCTGTCCACTTGCCGTACCGTTGTTAAATACGTACTGCGTCTTCATGCGAGCAGACGGTACGCCAATAATAGGAATTTCATTGTACGTCCGTACTTTTGTCGTTACCGTACCGGCTGTAAAGTCACCCGTATCGATGAACTTCTGAATACCCTTTGCATTGTTAAGAATCGTGCGTACCTTACGATTCATGACGATAACAAGCGGTTCGTCATCGCCTACAATATCCTGTACTGCCGTAATATCATCGTCGAGCTGTGCCAGGATATTATCGGCCGTCGGTGTAAACGTTGCCTTTTCTTGGCTTGCACCCTTAGCCAACGCCGCAATACGGCTATAACGATATGCGTCTACTTCGGGAACGACCTGTAAACGTTGGAACTCGCCCATAACATTACCGGAAGACGCCACAAAGTTCGTTTCGTCAACACTCATTGCGTCGAGCGAAAAGCTTCTGCCACGGTCCTGTGTAAGCTTATAGGTACCGAATTTCAGCGTAACTGCCCCTTGTACGAAGCCGCTGTCACGGTCGTATGTCGCAAGTCCTGCCGTCGAGATTTCGGGCATTTTTACTTCGTCGCCACCGTTATAAATTACCTGTGTTGCATTGGCTTCCATCCAAGCCGATGTTGCTGTTGCGAGCATTTGTGCGTCAAGCCCGTCTTGGAAAATTTTTGCACATTCTAACGTATTAATCGCCATTATTTAGTCTCCTTTCGTTGCCTGAGATATCCCCAGTGCCGCTTCAAACTGTGCTTTTACATCATTGCCGGCATTCTGCCCGGAGCTTCCTTGTCCGCTGCCGCCGTTTTGGTTATCTTTTACCGCCCAAGGCTTCCCCTTAAGCCATGTAGTGGCTGCGTCTTCAATCGTCCCGACAGTGCCGTCCTCTTTTTTGAATCCGTACTTGCCATCATCGCCGACTTCAATGCCGCCAACAATAAGCTTGGCGAACTCTTTCGGATCCATTGCGTTATGTTTCGTTAACGCATCGACCGTCTGTGCCATGATGTCCGTTTGGATTCGTTTTTGTTCGGCTTCTTGCCTTGCAGCTTTCTCTGTCTCGAACGATTTGGAAAGGTCATCGAATTTCTTCAGCAGAGTCTTATACTCGGCCGTTTGCTCTCCTGCTCCCGGCTTTTGAAGTTCCGCAATTTGATTAGCCAACGTGTCCTTTGCCTCAGTTAACGTCTTAACCAAAGCTTCAGCCTTTTCTTTGGCTTCCCGCTGCTCTTTCGACTCTACATTCAATTTCCCGACTTCCGCTTTAATGGTCTCCACCATTGCCGCACCGCCGTCGAGCTTTTCCAGTGCTGCATACAATTCTGCCATTGTCATGGTTCTCATTCTCCTTTTCGAACACATTAAATATATGTGATGCGGTCTCCTCCGCTTTTGCAAGAGACTCCTCTGCTACGCTCTTTTCGCTGTCCAGCTTCTCTCCGCAATATGTACAGAAGCTATCCTGATCCTGTACCTCTTTTCCGCAATTCGGACAAATTTTCATCAAATCCTCCCTGTTTTAGTCGAAGTTTATTGGTTCATGAAACTCATCGTAGCATAGCATAAAACATAATTCTTTTCAATTTTATGAAGCTTTTAATAAATAATTTAAAGGAATCCTTCTTCCGCGCCTCTCGCCCGCATTTCTGCGGCACTCTTCCTATTCTACAGAAGCGGGGCAATAAAGCGTAAGAATCCCTGTAGGCAGCGCTTAAAGATACTCCGCTTTTCATCCCAGTCCCGACTCACTTCCCTGGACGTACGGAAAAGTTAATAAAAATCATCCGCCATATCGAAGATACAGGGACTTTCATAAATCAGCACTCCATTTTCAAAATGATGGTAGAGGGAACGATAATCCAGATTAAAGGTTCCCACCGCCGCCATAACATGGTCTACCAACACCTGCTTGGAATGCAGAAATCCCGGTGTATATTCATAAATTCTGACTCCTGCCCGAAGAAGTCGGGGATAGTAAGAACGGCTGACGGCATAAACAAAGGTCTTGTCCGGAATGCCCGGAAGGACAATCCGCACATCCACCCCTCGCTTTGCCGCAAGACATAAAGCTCTGCTCATCTCATCGGTAATAATCAGATAAGGCGTGGTAATGTAAATGCTTTCCGTGGCGGACTGAATCATATTCAGATAGACATCCTCTCCCAAGGGAAATCCGTCTGTTGGCGCATAGGCATAGGGCGCGCAATAGCCCTGTCCGGTATAACGATCCCAATGTCTCGGCAAATAATTGTAAAGTCCCCGCACCGGACTATCATCCATGGCATGCCACATTTCCAGGAAAAGCAGGGTTAAAGTACCTACCGCCTCTCCCCGAAGTCGAATACCTGTATCCTTCCAATAGCCGTAGGGAGAATGAATATTAAAATACTCATCCGCCAGATTATAGCCTCCGGTAAAGCCTATCTGACCGTCCACAACAGTAATCTTTCTGTGGTCCCGGTTATTCATGAAAAGATTCACCATAGGGACAATGGGGTTAAAGATACGACACTGAATGCCCCACTCTTCCAGTTCCTGCACAAACTTCGGATCAATGAAGCCGATGGAACCTACATCATCATAGAAGAGGCGAACCTCCACTCCTTCCTCCGCCTTTTTGCGGAGAATCTCCTTGATTTCTCCAAAGGACTGTCGATCCTCTATGGCATGGTATTCCATGAAAATAAACTTCCTCGCCTGGGACAGGGCTTCCAACTGTGCCTCCAAGCCCAAAGAAGCTTCCTTATAAAATACAAGCTCCGTGTTGCGATACACCGGAAACTTTCCGCCTCGCTCCAGATAAGCAAACTGATTTCCCACGGATTTATTTTCCTTTTTCAGCTGGTCAGAAATCAAATGAGACTGATCCAGATAAGGGAAGAGCATGGCATCCGCCGCTTCGATTCTCTTCCGCATGGTTTTTGTAAAGCCTGAGCCGTAAACCAAAAGATACAAAAGCATTCCCAAAATCGGAAAAGCCATAATCATGAAAATCCAGGTCATCTTAATAGAGGCATTGCTTCGCTTGGCAAATACCCCCAAAACCATAATTATGGAAAAGACTCTGGCAAAAATGGACGCCCAAAGGTAACTTTCCGTCAAATAGTACAGAAAGAACCAAAACCATGTAATTTGTAAAATCACTGCCAGTATTACGAAAAGCAGGCGACCGACACTATTTTTTCTGTCCTCTTTATGGAGGACCTTTCCCCGTTTGGGCATTTTTATTCTCCTTATTTCCAGAAAATCAATATTTTTTCAAAACACCCCTGAGTTTTTCGCCGTTCCTTCGTTTCTCCTCCTGAACTTTAAATTCTAATAAAAAAAAAGAGGAAAGTCCAGCTTTCTCTCTTTTCTTCTTCGAACTGCACAATTTTTTCGTTTTTCGTGCCCTTTTTCTCCCGATTTTCTCCGATTACAGAGCTGTAGCCATCCGAATAGCCTCTTCCTCTTCCGCCGTAAAGCAGGTGTTTTCCAGCGCTTTCACATTTTCCCAAAGCTGTTCCTTCTTGCTGACTCCCACCAAAACGGAGGTGGTGGACTTGTCCCGCAACACCCAGGATAATGCCATTTCCGAAAGACTCTGTCCTCTTTCCCCGGCAATCTTTAAAAGCTTTGCAAGCATCTGCCGTTTTTCCTCGGTAAAGTCTTCTCTATGCAAATATCTTCCGTCCTTCATCATACGGGAATCCTCGGGAATGCCCTCCACATAGCGGTTGGAAAGGAGCCCCTGAGCTAAAGGACTAAAGCAAATCAATCCCATGCCCTCCTCCTTAGCGGCCTTCTTTAAGCCATTTTCCTCCACCTTTCTATCCAAGATGGAATAACGGTTTTGGTTAATGATCAAGGGAAGCCGTATTTCCTTCGCAATCTCCACAGCCTTCTTCATGGTTTTTCCGTCATAGTTGGAGATTCCCGCATAAATCGCCTTACCGGACTGCACAATCTGAAGCAGGGCCAACATAGTCTCCATCAAAGGGGTATCCAGATCCATACGATGGTGATAGAAAATATCCACGTAATCCAACTGCATCCGTTTCAAGGAAGCCTCACAGCTTGTCAGCAAATACTTTCGAGAACCGCCATTTCCATAGGGGCCCTCCCACATATCATAGCCTGCCTTCGTGCTAATCAGGAGTTCTTCCCGATAGGGGCGAAAATCCCTTTGGTAAAGCAGCCCAAAATTCCGTTCCGCCTC